AATGAACCAAAATATGGAGATAAGTACTCCGCGTTTGCTGTCTTTGAGAACCTAGAGTTTTCACGTGCCGAATTGAAAAGGGCTGTGGATATCTTCGAGGAAATCATAATGACAGGTACTAAAACCAATAGGGATTTAAAGTTCTTGTTCGAAGAGGGATTCATAAAGGCAAAGAACAACTTCATGAATGTGGTTGAGATGTACCCAACAATGAGTGCAGAAGACAAGAAGCAATTTGATGAGTTGTATAGACCAAAGTTTGAAGAGAAAGCTGAAAGTCTTTTACCTGCTCTTGAATTTATAATCAAAATGAAGCAGGTATTATGAGCAACAGAAAGTTTATAGACAAGAATCAAAAAAACCTCAAGAAGATATGGGAAAGCGCATTGGACACCATTCCTAGAAGTCACATGCTTGAGAGCGATGATGAGGTATCGTTTGTCCGAAGGGGATATAAGATATCCCGTACCTACATCCCAGACTATGGTAATTATTACGAACTGTTGGAAACATATAGTAATGATTATTACAAATGGGTCAAGCAGACCGATTACAATTTATTCAAGAAGAAAGGATTCAGACGAGCAGTCGACGAGTTGCAAGTAGCTAGGAACACAAAGAAGATTAAGCACTACAGTCGTAAAATAGAATCAGCAAGCTCTGACCGAAACGATAGTTTAATTGTACATTGGCAGCGAAGACGCAAGGAATTGATTGAGAAAAACACTCTCATACAGGAGTCTTTTTCGGATAATTAAATAATTGTTGTATATTTGCAACCCCTAATACAAATAGAATGCCGAAAGCAAATCAAATTCTTGTGCCAGAAGAACTGGCTAAATTCCTTGGCGTTAGAGAGAAAGAAATCAACGCCAAACTTCAGAACTTAATTGACCAGAGAGTTGGTCAATCCCCCGACGACTTATTAGCTGAGAACCGTCTTGCTGAGGACTATATGAAGGTGTTTTCCAAAGAGGAAATACTTGCCATATTGTTTCATACAATGATGGAAAGTGGTTTCATGAACTACAAATTCTACCAACTCGCTGAGTTTGCCCAATTGTCGGATGAACAAATAAACGCTGTGTTGAACATGCCTCTCATGACCGATGAAGAGATTGCTGAGACATTCAAACGCGATAAATTTGAAGGCTTAACTTAAAATCAATTCTATGAGTAAATTGTTTGAGAAGTTATCCAAAGTGCAGAAAGAGTTGAAAGCTCCCAAGAACCAAAGGAATAAGTTCGGGAACTACAACTATCGAAGCAAAGAGGATATCTTCGAGGCTGCGAAGCCTCTATGTATTGAGAACGGTTTAGTCCTGACTTGCGATGATGAACTAATCATGATTGGTGAGCGTTACTACATTAAGGGTGTAGCAAAGGTTACCGAGATTGAGACAGGTGATTCTGAAGTTTCAAATGGGTACGCCCGTGAAGCTGAGAACAAGAAAGGTATGGATGAAGCTCAGATTACTGGTGCTACTGCATCTTATGCAGGTAAGTACGCGTTGGGTAANTTGTTTGGTATCGATGATACNCAAGACCCTGATGCTACTAACGAGCATGGTAAGAAGCCCGCTAAAACCCCTGCTAAACCAAAACCTCAACCGAAGCCGAAACCTCAACCTGCTGCAAAGAAGGAAGAGCCTAAAGCTAAAACTCCTGCACCCGCAGAGAAGAACCCAACACCTGCCCCTCAACCAAAAGAAGAGGATGGTGATTTGAAAACCCTCACAGCAGCCATTAAGTCTTCAATGTTGAAGTACATTGGTGAAGGTAAGTTCGTTCAAGTTGAAAAGAAACTTAAGAACTACAAAGAGGGTAAGAACAAGACTGCCATTGAGACAGCTTTGAAGAACGCTAAAGAAGGTAAGTAATGACTCAGGAGCAACTAGAAAAAGCAATAGAGACCCTGAGAGATGACAACCAATACTTTGGTGATTTCGGTAAGCAATTCTTTTCGAATAGTGAAATAGGACAGCTTATCAATCAACCTGACCAATATGGTGAACCATGGAAGAAAAGCGTCGACTTTGAAAAAGGACAGTATCTCCACAAGAGAATGCTTGAGCCTTGGTTATTCGAAGACGATGGTCAACCCATGGTGATAGTGAATTGTTCAACCCGAAACAACAAGGAGTATAAGGAGCTTGTAGCTGCCAATACCGATGAAGATGGGAACAAGCCTATCTATTTGTTGCAGAAGGAAGCGGACGAAATGGACTATTTGGTGAAAATGATGGAACGCAATGATGAATTTGTTGAAGTTCTACGCGGTGATTTACAAGATAATGAAGTAGAAGAACCCATGATTAAGGAAATAGAAGGGTATCTATTCAAAGGTAAAGCTGACCGTAAGAACCAAAGCAAAGGAATTGTGGCTGACCTGAAATCAACCAGAGGTCTTGATTCTTTCCGTATGAACTTTAAGAAGTACGGATACCACAGTCAAGCATACATTTACCGTGAGTTGTTCGGTCTCAATGTTCGATTCTATGTAATCGATAAGGAAACTGGACGATTGGGGATTTATGATGTCTGTGATGAGACCCTCGAATTAGGACGAAAGAGGGTTCTTTTGGGGCTTGAGAAGTATGAAACGTATTATGGAGAAAACCCTACGATGAACGTAGACCAGTACGTGGATTACGATGTCCTGTAATTAACATAATTATTATGAAGAAGTATTTATTCATGGTCATGACCCTTTTAATAGGCATGACGGTAAAAGCAGAAGAGAGTTATTCAGACATTGTTGATGTCTTGAAGTATGTCGAATCTAACAACGACCCAAGTGCCGTTGGAGATGGGGGTGATTCCTACGGGATTCTCCAAATCCAAAAGGCGTGTGTTGACGATGTCAACAGGTACTTCGGAACTGAATTCACTCATGATGACATGTTTAACGTGGCTTGTGCCGAGAAGGNAACGGAGCTATACATGCAAATGGGTGCAGAATTGTACGAGAAACGCCATGGTAGAAAAGCTACTGTGGAGATACTCGTGCGCAATCATAACGGTGGTATTTATCAAGGTTACAGAATCAATGCAACCAAGAAGTACTACCTGCGTTACTTGAAGTTTAAACAATTATTAATTAATAAATCGTTATCAAATGTTGAATCCAATGAAAGTGCAATTGCTTCAGAAGAAAAGCAAGAGCGCACTAGGAGTGTTGAACAAGACACTCACAAACCTGAGTTCTGTGAACTCGCAAATCGAGAAAGCACGCAATGCCCGACTATCCAAAGCGGAATGTCTTCAGGCAGAGGCAAGCGTCCTGAACGACGAACTTTCTCGCAACCAGAAGTTTATATCCAAGATAGAAGACTTCATGGAAGTTTAAGTATTATTAATCTGTAAATCCGAATTTATGAGCGAACAAAAGTTCAAAGGTGAGATTATTCACATTGGTGAAGTGCAGGAAGGTACTTCCAAGCAGGGCAATCCATGGAAAAAGGTAGTCGTCGTTGTAAAACAGAACGATGCCGAGTATCCACAGACTGCTGCCTTTACCGTATTCGGTTCGGATGATGTGGACAATTTCCTTAATTACCGAAAGGTAGGTGACACCGTTGACGTAAGTTACAACATCGAATCTCGTGAGTACAACGACAGATGGTACACAGATTTGAGGGCTTGGAAAGTATGGGGTGAGAGTCGTGCGACTCAAAACTCTGCACCAGAGTCTGAAGAGTTTGAAGAACCAGATGAGTTCTATGAAGACGAGGAAGATGACGACTTACCGTTTTAACACCACAGCGCGATAGTAGGATGGGCTATGAGGGGTTCGATTCCCCTCTCGCGCTCTAAATGAAATGACATGGCAAATTGTAAAATATGTGACAAGCAGACTGAGGTTGAGTTTGTCATCAAGCAACGCGCAGTACCAATATGTAAGAACTGTGCCAGTACCATATTCTTTCAACAAGCTAGAACATATACTGAAGGTGGTTCTATTTACGATTTAACCAGTAAGTATAAGGTAAACCGAACCCAAAGTCATCCTAAAATAGCTTTGGAAGTTCTGAATTACCTCAACCAAGTAATAGGTAAGAAGTTCCGATACAAGTTAGAGGACATAAGAACCAAACATAGTGTGGCACTTGACCATATCTCAGCCAGAATCAACGAAGGTTTTACTGAAAAGCAATTAAAGGCAGTAATCTATCATAGGAACAAAGAATGGAAGTCTGACCCCAAAATGAGCAAGTACATGCGAGCCATGACATTGTTCAATAAGGAGAAGTTCCAGACCTATGTTACACAACTTCCCGAAGAGTTGAACCCTGTAAACACCAAAGAACAAAGAGAGCTTATAAGAAAGCTCAACATCTTTGGGGTAAGAGGTATTAAGAATGAAGAGACAGACCAGTTGGCTAGGGAACTAAGAGATACTGGTTTTGAAAGAGAAGATTATTTAAAACGATTCCTTATATGAACGTATCGCTATTTACAGACGTAAGTCATGTTAGTACTCCACCATCGAAGATTCCCGTAGAGGTCATCTTAGGAAGTATCTCAAGTGGTGAAGGTGGATTAGACCTTTTGATACAGAAGATTCGGGAAACAGCACCTGAGAACCGCAGACCGCTCAAAAAGCAGTTAGGTTCTATTGTATTTTCAGGATATTGCGGTAAAGCGATTGAGAAAGTCAACAAAACGAAAGGGAACAAGTATTTATCCTATCGTGAGGACAAGTCACTTACTGAACATTCTGGACTGTGTGTTGTCGACCTTGACCATTTGGGTACATCGGAAGATGTTGCTGAATGGAAAGAGAAGTTTGCTGAACTTGACACCGTCTTCGCTGCGTTTGTATCACCTAGTGGTGATGGATTAAAAGTTGTATTCAAAATCCCTGCCAATATAGGGAAACACCGTGGTCATTATCGAGCATTGATAAACGGAATACGTGCAGAATTCCCTGAGCTTACAAGCAAGAACTTGGATAGTACAAGTATCAACGAGTCTCGATTGTGTTTCATTTCATATGACCCTGACATCTATATTAACGAGATGTCTTCAGAATGGACTGAATATCAAGAGCTTGAGGAAACAGGTGAGGTGGACAACGCCACTATCACCATGGGTTCTGGGCTTACTGACTATGACAAGTTGCAGACTGCTGCCAAAATGATTGACCATGCTAAGGATGGGTACAAGCACACCACATTGGTGAAAGCTTCCTACCTCATGGGTGGTTTTATCACTTCTGGTCATGTTGATGAGGAAGAGGCACGTCAAATGTTGCGTACCAGAATCGCTGCAAAGAACCCCACAGACCTACACGGTGCTTACAAAACTATCGATGACGGTCTGAGAGAGGGTAAGAAGAAACCGATATACGAGATTGAAAAGATTGAACAGGAGTTTGAGATTGAGATATCCCGTAAGAAATACAAAGATGAGAACAGGGGTTACACTTTCCTAATCGATAGGAACGAGACCGATGAAAAGATGATGGATTACATTATCAACGGGGCTACAATGGGGTTGCCCGTTGGACTCAAAGAACTTGATGATTATTTCAGGTTCAAAGAGAACAACTTCTCAGTATTCTTAGGTCATGACAACGTTGGTAAATCAACATTGGTTTGGTGGTTGACAGTAGTGTCGGCAATCAAGTATGGTTGGAAATGGATTATCTATTCTCCTGAGAACGACATTCCGAAGATTAAGAAGAACCTCATCGACTTTGTATTGGGTAGGAATTCCCAAGAAGCAAAGAGCATGAAGCAAATAGAAATGGCTAAGGCTTTGATTGACAAGCATTTCTACTTCATTAGGAAAGATGAGATATATGATGTCTTCCAAGTTCTTGAGTTTGGTAGAGTACTGTGTGATGCAGACCCAGAGATTAAAGGATTCATGATTGACCCTTATAACTCCCTATCCCTCGATTATAAAGGAAAAGGAAAAGGTCTATCAGCATATGAATATCACATGAGGGCTATTTCCGAAATGAGGGTGTTTGCAGAAAAGTACTGTACGATTTATGTCAATGCTCACTCAAATACGGATTCCCGTAGAGCAGGTAAGCCAGACGAAGAGGGTTATACAACTAGACCCTATAAATCGGAGATTGATGGTGGTGCTATGTGGGCGAATCGTGTAGATGATTTCTACGCCATTCACAGACACATTAAACACGCCATTGATTGGAACTTGACTGAGTTACATATTGACAAAATCAAAGATTACGATACTGGTGGACAAATCACCAGAGGTGATGATGCTCCGAAACTGAAGTTTTGGAACAAGGCTGACTTTGTAGGCTCTGATGAGGTATCTCCATTAAAAGAATGGAGAATGTATTTCTTTGGAGAAGGAAAGCAGACTCACCTAGAGACCTTAATGACCATCCCAGACGAGGATGAGGACGAAAATGATGTACCATTTTAAATATAGATAACTATGAGTGTAAACAAAGTGATTCTACTCGGACGAGTAGGTAGTGAAATTCAAATGCATTACTTTGAAGGTGGTGGTTCTGTGGGTAGGCTTTCATTAGCCACAAACAGTAGCTACACCGACAAACAAAGTGGTGAGAAAGTGACCAATACAACTTGGCACGACATCAGCTTTAGGAATAAGGCTGCTGAAACTATTGAGAAATATGTTNAGAAAGGTGNCCAGTTNTACGTGGNAGGTTCTATGCGCCTACAAGAGTGGGAAGCCGAAGACGGCAGCAAAAGAAGTAGAACCGTGATTGATGCTTCGAGCTTTACGTTCTTACCAAACAATCGCGATTAATGAGGTTACTTATCATTGGTCATGCTAGGCATGGCAAAGATACAGTTGCGGAGATGATACGAGATATGTTCGATTTGAACTTCGTATCATCTTCTCAAGCTGCTGCGGACATCTTTATTTATGATGTCTTAAAAGACAAGTACGGCTATAAAACACCTGAAGAGTGTTTTGCTGACAGAGTAAACCATAGAGCAGAATGGCACGATTTGATTGTTGATTACAACAAGAATGACAAAGCCAGACTAGCCAAGGATATTCTTAAGAAAGCCGACATGTATGTTGGAATGCGTTCAGATGTTGAGATTCAGGAATGTATGAACCAAGAATTGTTTGATTACATAATTGGTGTGTACGACCCTCGCAAACCTCACGAACCAGAAGATTCTTTCAACATTGATTTGTTCAAAGAAGCTGATTTGATAATTCCCAATGGCTCAAGTCTTGGTGAATTGGAATCAAGAGTTCATAATGTAATTGGTAAACTTATATCCTAATGGAATACAAACCAGAACATGTAATTTTGGGAGTTGACTTCGACGGTACTATCTGTGGAGTTGGATACCCAGAGATTGGAAGAGAGCGCAAAGGTGCTAAAGAATTCATCAACAAACTATATGATGAGGGTTACATTATTGTAATCAACACGTGTAGAAGTGATGATGGTGAATATCCTGCTGCACAAATGGCTAGAGATTTCTTAAGAATACGTGGTATTAAGTACCATGCATTTAATGAGAACATGCCCCATTTGATTGAATACTACGGATGTGATACTCGTAAGATATCAGCCGATGTTTATATTGATGATAAATGTTTATTTGAAATCCCATCTTGGGAAGAGAAATATCGAATCATCAAGAACAAATTCCCTAACCCTAAAGACAAAAACGATGACGGAAACGGAAAATAAAGTAGTACAATTGGTTACCAATAGTGTGAAAGGTAGTAAGACCGTAGGTGAGTTACTTGATGGTTTTACGAACATCCTCAGAGATGTGTGCTACAACGCTTCATTTGACGCAGGGTGGCATACCAATCTTGAAACTGGAAAACTATTAGACAGGAACAAAGGCGAAATGCTTATGCTTATTGTAAGTGAAGTTGCTGAGGCAATGGAAGGTGAGCGTAAGAACCTTATGGATGACCATCTCCCCCACAGACCTATGGCTGAAGTAGAACTAGCTGACGCTATTATCCGAATCATGGATTACGCAGGTCGTTGGAACTACGACATTGGTGGTGCTGTGATTGAGAAACTTGAGTATAATCGTAACCGTGCCGACCACAAGATTGAGAATCGGAAGAAGGACGGTGGTAAGAAGTTTTAACAAATGGCTAAAATAGACGAGACATATCATGATTTACTTGTGGATATATTACAGCGTGGTTTCAGATATAAAGACCCGAATAGAAAAGGCGTGGAGAGGGTTCAAATCCCTAACTACACGCTTATACACAACTTTGAAGATGGATTCCCCGCAATAACAACAAAGAAGTTATTCTGGAAGGGCGTAGTAGGAGAACTACTATGGTTTTTAAGGGGTGAGCGCAATATCAAGACTCTCCAAGATTGGGGAATCAAGATATGGGACAAGGATGTTGCAAACTTTAGCGATACTGGTGATGCAGGTCGTATTTATGGAGTACAATGGAGAGACTTTAATGGTAAGGTTGACCAAGTTGTTAATTTAGTTAACAAAATGAGACAAGTCCCAATGGCTACAGACCTTATTGTGACTGCTTGGAATCCTGCCGAATTGGATGAAATGGCGTTACCACCTTGTCATTGGTCTTTTCAAATATTACCTACTCCTGAAGGGTTTTATCTACAATGGAATCAACGTTCTGTTGACGTATTCTTGGGTCTTCCGTTCAACATTGCATCATATGCGCTGTTGGCTAAGATTCTGGAAATCATGACAGGTCGAAAGGCTCTGGGGATTATTGGTCAATTGAGCAATGTTCATTTGTATGATATCCATTTGGGTGCTGTAGCAGAACAATTAAGAAGAGATGTCAATAAATATGAAGCTCCTTTCTTATCTATTCAGCCAAACACTCAGCATAAACTGACTTGGTATAGGCGTGAGCATGCTTTAATGTTACCCAATATTGATGACTTTGTGCTTGGGGATTACAAATCGTACCCCGCAATAAAGGCTGAAATGCTTCCCTATAATAAGTAACTATCTGACTGCTAGGATAAGATAAAAAGTCGTATCTTAGCAGTCCTTTTCTCTAATACTTAACGACATATCTATGAGTTTATTTGACCGCAGGGTTGGCTTCAAACCCTACGAATACCCCCAATTGCTTTATTACAAAGATGCAATAAGACACTCCTACTGGATTCATACTGAATTCAACGTAACCTCAGACATTCAAGATTACAAAGTCAATATCACCGACTCTGAACGTTCGGTAATCAGAAAGACAATGCTTGCCATATCTCAAATTGAGGTGTCGGTAAAGACATTCTGGGCTAAGATTTATGACCGCATGCCGAAACCAGAAATTGGTGCTGTGGGGATGACCTTTGCTGAATCTGAAGTACGACATGCAGATGCTTATGCATTCCTTCTTGAACAATTGGGATTGAACAATGAATTTGAACGTATAGAAGAAATTCCTGCAATGATAGATAGAATCAACTATCTACACAAGCACTTGTCTGGTGCTAGGAGCAGGGATGACCGAAACTATGCCATCAGCGTTCTGTTGTTCTCCGTATTCATAGAGCATGTATCGCTATTCAGTCAATTTCTCATTATGATGTCATTCAATAAACATCGTAATCAATTCAAGGGAATTTCAAATATCGTTGAAGCGACTTCCAAAGAAGAGGATATTCACGGGAAGTTTGGTATTGAGATTGTGAACATTTTGAAAGATGAGAAACCTGAATGGTTTGACGATGAAATGAGTAATCAGATTATCAAAGCATGTGTCAAGGCTGAGAAAGCAGAGAGAAAAGTTCTGGATTGGATATTTGAAACATGTGAATTGGAATTCTTATCAAAGGATACCGTCATCAACTTCATCAGAGACCGATTCAACAAGTCATTGTCCGCGTTGGGAATACCCCCACAGTTTACAGTAAGTGAAGCCCTGTTGGAGAATACCCGATGGTTTGACGAGGAAACTACTGTCAGTAAGGACAACGACAATTTTAACAAACGGAATACAGCATATTCCAAAAACACACAAAGTATAACGAAGGATGATTTATTTTAGATGGCTTTTAATTGGTTAAACGAAAAGAGTAGGAACTTCCTAAAATCTGGATACCTACTAGAAGGGGTTACCCCTGAAGAAAGAATACGACAAATTGCTGACCACGCAGAAGATATTTTGGGAATACAAGGCTACGCTGACAAGTTCTATGAGTACATGTCACGTGGGTGGTTCTCACTATCATCTCCTGTTTGGGCGAACTTC